ACCACTAACCGCCGATGCACTAACACCAATTGCTCGAGCTTGGTCAACAACACCTTGCATTTGAGTGGAGGCTTGGTACGCAGAAAAACCTGCGTCTTTGAATTTTCCAACAATCTCACCAGCACCTTTACCTGTAACTTGTGAGGCGGCAAATAACTTTTCAAAAGAATCTGATGCTAAAACAATATTTCTACCTAAACTACTGGCAACATCAGTCTGTATTTTTTGAATGTCTTGTAACTCACCCCCTAAACCAACGACACTAATATAAGCATCAGCCATAGCTTGTTTGATACCAATAACATTTTCACGACCTTGCCCAAATGATTTTGCCACCGCTACTGCAGCATCATCCAAATCTAAAATGGTTTTGGCGATGACCGTAGTATTAAGGTTGTCGGTCATAGCCTTACCTACTTTACTTAACGCAGACTCGAAAGCTTGGTTAAGACTACTAAAAATATCATCAGGTTTAAATTCTTCTGCCATATTCGGTGTACTTTATTATAAATACCCCCATACTATTTTTTATTGTCTATCTTTAGGTGTATTATCTTCAACTACTCTATCAATAAGATATTTCCGCACATAGGTAGGCATTATGTGAAAGTCAGAATAAGATAATCTGATAAACCTTGAGAGGATGTAATATTCCTCAATTAAAACTTGTCGGTAATTAGAAGAAAGGCCGAAAAAACTCCACCCCAAAGGTGATATCAAAGTTCACCATTTCTCCTGACGGGGCTTTTACTGTTTGGGTTAAGTCTAATGAAGGGGCGTTATCACGAATAAATTGTCGGATATACTTAGAGTCCATGATTGGTAATATGTTAACAAACTCAGCAATTTTTTCTTTGGATGAGTCACCATTAACCTCAACAATTTGTTTCATCAATCTCCATGTAACTGTAGGAGCAACTCTACCTGTCGGGTATTGGTCAGCCATTTTGCCAAGTTCAATATTTTCACCAAAACTCAATAATTTTAATTTAACGGTTGCACCTGTTTTAGGTAGAGTCGTGGTAAATAAACCATTCTCATCAGGTTGATGTTCGGTTCTTTTAATGTTTAACTCATCTAAGATAAGTGTATGTTCAAATGATTTACCAGTTTGAGGGTCATTTAACGTCACTTTATATTCAGGTCCGAATGATGTATTTCGTAAATAAATTAAGATAGCCTCAATATCACCATCAATTAATTCTTCAGGACGTAAATCGTGTTCATAAATTTTACTTCTAAGTAATGTCATGATAATACTATCATTACCCATGTTAATTGAACCGATTAATGTGTTCTCGTCGTTAGCCGTTAAATAACCAACTTTAATAGATTTCTTTTTTGATTTATAAAATAACCCCTTTGAAGGTAGTGATACTACGTCATGTGGTAGGTTAAAGTTTTGTGTTCCAGCGTCAATAACATTTGGTTCCATATAATTTCTCTTTTATAAGAAAATATACGAATCAAAGGTTTTTTTTAAATAGTAAACAAAAAATCCACGCCATGAGACGTGGATTCTTAATATATTTAACTGAAATTTTATTTGATTAGTAAACAAGTACACATCTATCCATACGAAGTGTTGCTGAAATACTTGCTAAAGCATCAGTGTTGTAAGCTAACGAATCGAAGTTAACACCTGTCAACCAAGTACCTTCTAAAATCCATTTCTCAACAACAACACCCGTTGGGTCTAACATCTCAAGGTCAACGTTCTTTTTGTAACCCGCAGCATAACCCATACGACCTGTTACAGACTCCGCACACAAACGAACCCACTCCATTAACGCCTGAGACGCTGAAGGTCCAATAGGGTCACGGAATTTTACAGGGATAGTTGCCCATGTAAAACGACCTGCTACATAAGTTGATGTGTTTAAGAATGGAATCTCCACAGGGTTAACAGTAATATTTGGTCTAGCCGTTGATTCTACGAACCATTCGTTAATTCCCAATGTTGTAGGGAAACGAAGAATGAACCTGTTCTGTCTTTTAGGTTCATAAGGTATCGGCATTTTCATTAATAAATCAGCCATTTCAGTTGTTTTTTGTTTTTCTTATTTTTTGTTTATCTTTATTTATAAATATCACCAAATAAATTTTTTGTCTTTACTTTTAAGTTTTAAAAATTTATTCTTGCATATAAGTATCTAGTTTTCTAGTTTTGTAATTTTTTAACTCCTCCTGCTGTAGAATAAGTTTTTAAAATATTATCTGGTTCCTGGTCAAAATGAGATTTTACTTTCTCTACGTTTCTAGGGTCATCATCAGAAAAACCAATACTAGGAATTACAAAATTGTTTGATACTTTATTCTTTAAGTATGCCTTTTTATGAATGTGTTGAGATAAGTCTCTTACATATTGGATAAATTCCTTTAAAGCCTTAATTTTACCTTCTTCAGGATTTGTTGCAGAACCTTCACCATAACTTACAGGATAAAATCTACACATATCTAAATACTCACGAATCATATCCTTCTTTGAAAGTTGTTCTTCGTCAGCAAGGTCTCTATACTTCTCTAAATTTTTAACCAACTCGTTTGAGTCAATACCATTGTGATTAGACACAATATAGTTATAACATGCTTCTTTTAAAGTATTTGGGTGGTGACCTCTTGCGGTAACGATTGAAAAGATTGACCCATTATTGATTGCCTCTACGAAGTCGTCCCATGCAGGACCTGGTTTAGCGGTCATCGAATCAACTATAAATTGTTTGTCACCTAATGTTCTGAAGTATCTGAACGCATCTTCCGCAAAACCTGTAACGGTGTGTCCATTATATTCGAATGGTTCTTTACCAATCTCAGTTCTGTATTCAGCAAAATCTTCTGTTGACATACCAACTTCATTACCTTCATCGTCTAATAACACGATTTTTGTTGGCATAACAGCAATATTGTCATCCCAGTCAAAAGAGTAATATTTCATGTCGGGTGTTCCCGATTCGTCAAACCCTTCTTTTACAATTTTTCTTACTTTCATTTTTTTAATTTAGGCTAAAAAGTGGGGCTTGTGACCCCACTTTGTTTTATAATTATTAGATGTTCTCGAAAGACGCTCCTGTTGGAGTGATGTAGAATGTGATGTCGATAAACTCAAGTGAACGAGTTGGTTTGATGTAAATCTTACCAGTCATTTGGTTTCTATCTAAGTCAGACACGTCTGAAGAAACTGTTACACGGAAATCGTATAAACCACGGTCTCTTCTGATTGCGTCTAAGATAGGGTTCACCGCATCTAAGAAGTCTTGTCTTACTTTAGCATCGTTTTGTTCAAACAATAATCTTACAGAAACTGCTGAAATCAATTTACGAGCTTGTAGTAACAATCTTCTTACGTTAATTCTATCAAGAGCTGATTGTCTAATTTGTAGAGTTTTGTTACCCCAAATTACAGTACCTACGTCAGAGAAGGTTGCGATTGGGTTGATTCTACCTTGATACAATACGTCTCTATCTTCTTGTGTCAACTTCTTACGAGCTTTAACCGCGTTTACAATACCACGAGTGTAACCTGCCGTTGCGAACCATGGGTAAGCAATGTTGTCGGTTAATGCTAAGTTTCTTGTAACTTCAGCCGTAGCCGGAATGTAAAGTTGTGTATTGTTCACACTATCACGAGTTAATACCCAAGGGTAATAAGTTGCGGTATAGTTAGAGTCAATACCGGTATTATCCAAGTTATCTACAGCCTCTTGAGGATAAATAAAGTCTTGAGGATTAGTACTTGAAGGTACATACATGTTGTAGTCAGGTGTTGTACATACATAAAGTGAGTCAGCTCTTTGAGTTTCAATCATGTCGATTGCTTCCTCAACTAAGTTTGAGTTATTTACGTAATCAATACCAGGTGTTACGAACACGTTAATGTTAACCGCTTCAGGGTTAGAAAATGTTTGTTGACCTAACAAGTATGCGTAGTAGTCAGTGTTTGCGTAAGTTTGAGTAGCGTCACCAATAGTGATTTGTTTGAACGCTCCCCATCCTGTTGCCGTTGGGTATTTAATTGAAGGACAAGCTCCTTTTAAGTAACCTTGTCTACCAACCGCAAATCTATCTGTGTTAGTTCTGTATTCTCTGTAGATATCCCATCCGTCAAAACCACCTTGTGCTAATACCGAGAACTTACGAGCGTAAATTCTGTAGTATGGGTTTTCAGCGTTTTCAGGGTCTTGTGTAAATGGTGCGTCACCACAAACGAATGCTGGTGTACCACTTGTTACGAATACGTCAGGAATAGTGATTGCTGATGCGTTAACGTCCATGTGGAAACCTTTACTTCTCCAATTCCAAGGTTCACCTGTTGTATCAGTACAAATATCTAATGGTAATTGTTTACCTTTGTAAGAGTAGTAGTCAACGTCAATACCGATAGTGTCTGAAATACCTAAGTAAGTTCTACGTACATTATCACCATTACTTCTTACAATATCATCAGCACCTGATGCTAAACCGAATGGTGGGTTGTAAACAACTTCACCTGGATAGTCGTATTTGTTTTTAATGATTGGGAATGGGGGTTTAACACCTGCGTACTCTCTGAAGTTGAATCCGTCAAAACCACAAGGTAATGCGTCGATTGGTGCATCTTCATTCATTTCAACCATGATAAACTTAGAGTTTAACAAGTATTCACCGTCAACCGTACCGATTTTTTGTGCGATAAATGAATTTTCACCAGGGTTCATAGTACAGTTTGTGAATTTCTCTAATACTACAGGGTTAGCATCTGTATCAAAGAAGTCACGAACCAATACGTCAAACGTTCCATTGTTAAATGACATGTTAGCTAATGAAATCTTAACTATAGTGTTTGCCGAATCACCATCCGCAATTGTTCTGAATTTAAATAAGTTGTAAACTTTGTTACCACGTAATTCTGAAACAATCCAAGGTGTTTCCGCCGATTGATATTGTTCTAAATAGAATGCGATTGATGTTGGGTCACTACCTTGTCTTGCGTCAGGTAATGAAGTCAATTCACAATTTAAACCTCTAATATAACCTTTTCTCCATCCGTAGTTTAACATTGCTTGGAATCTTTCCTCAACAAATAAAGGAACAACTGTTCTTGGTTTTGCGAAGTTAGAACCACCAAATACTTTAGGTAGATACTGAGTGTCTGAATTTTGGAATGATGTTTCAAAGAAGAATTGTTTTCCGTCTTTGTTAGTAACATTTAATCCAAATGTTGAGTATGGGTTTTTAGTAACACCTGAATATTGACCAGTACAATCCATAGTTACATCAGTTAAACCTGATACTTCATAAACCGCACCATTGTCAGTACCGTAAGTAGCTAAACCTCTTGAACGAAGTGTTGCAATAACTACATCATCATAATCAGTGTAAGCAGTTCCTGAGTAAACATAAATTCTACCTATCAAAGTACCTGTGTAACAATTTACAGGTGCTGCGGTTGTGGTAGTCGTAGTAGTTGTAGGTGTAGGTGATACACATGGGTCAGTAGTTGTTGTAGTGGTTACAGGTGCAACAGTTGTAGTTGTTGTAACTGGTGTCATAGTTAAACCTGTTACTATTGACCAGAATGAATAACCAGTATAAGCTGCGTTTCCGATATTATCAAATAATGCGTAGTACCAAGAATCGTTCTGTGGTGCTTCGTAATTAATTAAAGACGCGTCTACTGATTCAACACCCATTACGTTTGTTTCAGCAGTAAAGATTGGTGCAAAAGCTTGGTAAGTATCTCCTGAAATAGCTCCATAATAATAAATTGATGTAGCTTCAGTTGATGGTGCATTCATGATATCAAAAATTTGATTATTCATGTTAGTTCTTAACGTACTAGTACTACCATCAAATAATTCATAAGGTAAATCAATTCTACCTGCAATTTCAGTTGGGATTTGTGTTGGGTCTAAAAACTCAATTGTGTTTAAACTATTAGTACAACCTGAGAAATCAATTGCAAAATCAATTGTTAAAAAGTCATTACACGCCGGTTGACAATCAACAACAACAGGGTCTTCACAATAGAAGTCAATTGTTGATGGGTCAACATTTCCTTTTACACTAATAGACCAAGATGGTCCTGCGTCATAACCTGATAAACCTAAAATTCTTGTTACAAATAATTGGTTAGATTGTTGTAAGTAAGCCTTAGCAATGTAAGCGGCTTCATATTTAGGGATTTGGGTGTTAATGAATTTTTCGGGTGAAGTTCCACCAAAGTAAGTAGAGAACTCATCGAAGTTAGTGATAAAGATTGGTTCAAATGCTGGTCCAGTTAAGGTTTCACCAACAATACCCAATGTTGTAACACCAACACTCTGAGCTACGAAACTTAAGTCAACTTCTGATGTATACACTCCAGGTGATACGAATACTTTACTGTTTGTTGCCATTAGTCTTTTTGTTTCTTAAATTTTATTTTCTTATAAATATTATCAAATAAACCAAAATACTTTACTTTATACGAAGTATTTATTATTTAGGCAGACTATTTTCTGCCTTTTTTCTACCATGAATAAAGAGGATAAAAAAATCAAAAATCTAAAGATATCGGTTGAGGTTCACGATGTGTTAAAGACATATTGTGAAAAGAGGGGTATTAAGATGTATCGGTTTTTGGAAAAGTTGATACTTGACAAGTGTAAGGAAAAACCCGATATCTACGGTGAAAATTAAATTAGAAGGTTTCTTAATTTAATATTAGCTTCTTGTGTGTTGTCTTTTTTAGTAACAACAAATCTAACCACATCATTAGTATTAATCTGAATTTCGGTAATATCTGAACCGTAATAATCATTGTTAATGAATACATCATATGTATCTACATTATCTGTTGATGTTATTGAGGAGTTAGTTGTGTATTCAAAAATTTCTGTAATAATATTATTACCTACAATAAAAAGAATATCCATATCAACAGATTTATTATCAATACCAATCTTCTTTTGTTTTACTCTTGAGGTTGTGTCAAATTCCACAACTTGTAAAATTCTTGATACTGCAGGTGAAACTTCAAATTCGTTTTCGTCAATTAAAAACCCTAACATTGTAAATTCATATGATTGTACATAATATTTTCTTTTGGTAATATCCATAACAGATTCGTCTGAAATATTACCCATTACAATAGGAATGTAGTGTCCTTTAATAACAGTATAGGCTTGTCTTGAAGCAAACATCTCAAGGATGTTTTTATTGAATTGGTTTAATTCTCTCATTCGGTTACATACAATCTTAACCTGATAACTAATGTCGACAGGTACTGGTTGTGGTATTTTGTAAACATCCGCCCCATGTCTTTGTCCGTCCCAAGTAGGTACTTGAGCATAAAAGTATTGTCTTCTATTTGGAATATTGTAAAGTAATGCAGGATTGGTACCAAATTTAACTTCGGGTATTCTAACTACGGTAATGAATGGAGGTTCAACATTCTTATCTATATTTTGAATGTTCCATGTTTCAACAAATTGTGACCAGTTTTGTGTTGTAATAATAATATCAACCATTGGTATTACTTTACCATCAACAACTGTCTTTAAATCATTCTTAACAAAATCCAAAAAACCACCATCTAAATCGGCATGAAGAATCGACTTAGGAAGGTAGGTACCATCCTTATTAATCTTCTCTAACAATTCCTCTCTTCTTGGATATAAAGTCTTAGGGAAAGTTAAAGGTATATTCTTCTTTATACTTTTTTTAGGTAAAGGCATTATCTAATAATTTTAGGTTCTTGTTTAAATACAACACGTCCTTTACTAAGAACATCATAATCTTTATTGTCAAAAACAATAATCTCGTTATTATTTGCAAAAGCTATTTTATCAACTTTATTCTTTGATGTATAATCTCTCATTCCGTAAGTGTTCACAATAGTTAAACCTTCTTCCGTACTAAAAGACTTTAAAGGTTTAATTTGATAATTAACACCGTCAATAGTTACATCCACACCACCCCATCTATCCATTTTAGAACCATGTGGGTAGTATGTAACATCGTCAGAACCAATCTTATTTAAAAAGTTATTAACCGTTTCTCTTTCTAATTTTAACCCACTTTCAATTGATTTCCACTGTCTGTCTAATAAAAGTTTTGTATATTCTTTATTGTTTTTAAATAAATCAGCCATCCACTCTACAATATCCATATCGGGATTTTCCTCAATATATTTTAAATAAATCAATGAGTGTATTTCGTCTTTTGTGTCAAAATAATTTAAAACAGACCAAGTTTCATCATCACCTAATCTTTCACCAATAGTGTAAATGTCTCTAACACCTGGTGTAAAAATTTGGTCTTCAGAGTGCCAATTTTCAGGGAAGGCCAATTCTAACGCTTTTTTAACACTATTAGAGGTTATACCCGCATTAGCCGCTGAATTTGTTTTAGTTGAGCTTGGTGGATATTTTTCATTGAATGTTGAGATTTCTACACTTAGTTTATTTTTAATTGGGTCGAAATAAACATCCTTCTCATCAAAAATAAAATTACCATTACCACCCTTAATACTAACTAAATTGTTAGGTGTGTCACTACTTGGTACTGGTAATGGGTTATTGAAATAATATCTTTTGGTTTTACCCTTTTCAAATTTACCAATTGTTGTGTAGGTAAAACTATTTGGTCTACCTTCAAATTGTTCGGTAATGCCAATTTTTCTAACTTCAGAAATTACAAACAATTTATTTCTTAGGTTAACCATATCAACCTCTTTGGCTTTATAAACAGGTTGTTCACTATCCTTATAAACAAATGAGTCGTATTTGTAAGGGTTATAAGTAACGATATTACTATTTGGTTCTTGTGGAATATCTTCACATGGATACTGACAATAATCTAATAATTTACCTATAACAAATGCGTGAACATTTTTAGCCATTTCTGTTCTAACTCGTTCTTTACCCCCTTTTCTAACTCTAAACTCCACATCACCAAGTTTAACGTAATCGGCATGTAAAATAACCTTACTCTTATATGTTACAGAGAAGGTGTGTTTGTGTAGGTTATAATAAACCATCAC